AAACGACGTTAAGAAATTACAAGCCGCAGGATTTTGGCGTGACATCGACTTAGGCGAGCCAATGAACGTCATGGACGACATTGAGAAACGCAAAGCTGAAGAGCAAGGTTTTACAGCAACAACAGACAATCGTTTCAGAATTATTGAAATGCACGTTGACTATGACTTGCCTGGGTACGAAGATGAGGCAGGAATTGCACTACCTTACATCATTACTCTAGAAAAGAGCACCGGAAAAGTGCTCGCAGTCCGCCGTAACTGGTACGAAGGCGATACACTTAAATTGAAACGTACACACTTCGTGCACTACCAATACGTACCGGGATTTGGATTTTATGGATATGGACTCATTCACCTCATTGGCGGTTATGCTCGTTCTGCTACTACTATTGTTCGCCAGCTTGTCGACGCGGGGACACTCAGCAATTTACCGGGCGGCCTCAAAGCACGAGGCTTACGGGTCAAGGGAGACGACACACCAATCTCCCCTGGAGAATTTAGAGACGTAGATGTACCATCTGGCACAATCAAAGACAACATTATGTTGTTGCCATATAAAGAGCCTAGTCAGACTCTTATGGCGTTGTTCAACCAAATCGTACAAGAAGGTCGTTCATTCGTATCTGCTGGTGACCTCCAAGTATCCGACATGGGTGGCAATGCGCCTGTTGGAACTACTCTGGCTATTCTCGAGCGCACTCTTAAGGTAATGTCGGCAATTCAAGCTCGTTTGCACTACTCAATGAAAGTTGAGTTTAATCTTCTTAAAACTATTATTGCGGATTACACAGATGAAGACTATGAGTATGAACCTGAAGAAGGCCTTTCATCAGCTAAGAAATCGGATTACGATGATGTTGAGGTTTTACCGGTTAGCGACCCTAACGCGAGCACGATGGCGCAGAAAATCGTACAGTATCAAGCTGTGCTCCAGCTGGCTCAATCGGCACCACAACTCTACAACCTCCCACTCCTCCACAGACAGATGATTGAAGTTCTTGGTATCAAGAACGCACAAAAACTGGTACCAATGGCGGATGACCAGAAACCCCAAGACCCAGTCACAGAAAATCAAAACGTTCTGATGCTCAAACCTGTGAAAGCATTTAGCTATCAAGACCACCAAGCTCATATCATGGTCCACATGGCGGCAATGCAAGACCCACATATTAACCAGTTGTTACAAGGTAACCCACAAGCTCAGCAAATTGCGCAAGCAATGTATGCACATATTAACGAGCATATTGGATTTGAATATCGTGTGAAAATTGGTGAGCAAATGGGTATGCCTATGCCTCCACAAGATGTTAACGAGGCGGGTGAGGAAGAAGATACAAACATGACTCCAGAGATGGAAGCTCAGTTGGCTCCAATGTTAGCTCAAGCTGCTCAGAAGATGCTGGCTCAGCACCAAGGCGAACAGAAACAGCAACAAGCTGCGCAGCAAGCCCAAGACCCACTGATTCAGATTCAACAGCAAGAACTCCAGCTTAAAGCTCAAGCTCAGAAAGCTAAAGAGCAAAAAGACGCAGCCGAGCTACAGCTTAAGAATCGTCAGTTAGATATTGAGCAGCAGCGCATTCAGTCTCAAGCTGCGATTGCAACACAAAATACCAAAGCTCAAGTTGTTATGAATCAACAGAAGATTAAGACTCAGAACAAACATAAAGCTGCGGACATTATGGCTAATGCAATGCACAAAGAGCATGACACCAAGCACCAACAAACTACGCAAGCTCGTGACCAGTTTCATCAGTTAATGTCTAGTGAGCACCAAACTGGTTTGCAACCAGAAACACAACCTATAAAGGAAACTAAAGAGTGACCGAGTATGAATACCTAGTCAAAGAGTTGGAAACAATGATTGAAACTAGAGCCCAATCCGTTGCCGCAGGCAACTGCCAGAGTATTGAAGAGTATCGAAACACAACAGGGATTATCCGTGGTCTTGCCCTTGCTGTGGATTTTATCAAAGACCGCGAGCAAAAACTAAAGGACTCAGATGAGTGATATATTAGTACCTGATAATGGTGGCTTACTACTTACCGACGCATTAGGTAATGTACTTAAAGTTCCAGAAAAGGCAGAAGAAAAAGCAAAACAGCTTCCTAAACCAGCGGGATATCATATTTTATGTATGGTTCCAGAAGTTGAAGCAGAGTATGAGGGCGGCTTACTTAAAGCTAGCGATACCATGAAGTACGAGGAAGTTTTAACCCCCGTATTGTTTGTTATGGATATTGGACCCGATGCCTACGCCGATAAAGAACGTTTCCCTAGCGGACCGCTTTGTAAGGTTGGTGACTTTGTATTGATTCGTCCAAGTTCGGGTTCACGTCTTAAGATTCATGGTCGTGAGTTCCGTATCATTAATGATGATTCAGTCGAAGCTGTTGTTGAAGACCCCCGCGGGATTACGCGTGCATAAGGAGACCTAAATGGCTAATGAAGAATTTGGAGCCGTAACTTTTGGTAAGGGCGGTGAAGTTATTCCGCTAGATGGTGGTAATTCTACATTTGAATTCCCCGACGAAGTTGCAGCCCGTGAAGAAGTAGAAGTAGAAACAAAGGTTAAAGCTAAGCCAGAACCTGAAGTGGATATTGAGATTGTTGATGATACCCCTGAAGAAGACCGCAACCGCAAGCCTATGGATGAAGCAAAAGCCTTAGAAGCTGCTGATGAGGAAGACGATGAACTTCAGTCTTATGACAAAAAAGTTCAAAAACGCATCAAAAAGTTAACTAAAGGCTACCATGACATCCGTCGTGAGAAAGAAGAAGCAGTTAAAGCACGTGAAGAAGCTATTCGTGCAGCTCAGTTTATGGCAGATGAAAACCGTAAATTACAAGCTACCCTCCATGAAGGTAGTAAGAGCTACATTGAACAAGGTAAACAAAGTGCTGAAGTTGAACTTTCTATGGCTAAAAAAGCATATAAAGATGCTTATGAAGCTGGCGATGGGGAAGCGTTAGTAGAAGCACAACAAGCAATGGCAGAAGCAACGCTAAAGCTCGACCGTGTTAAAAACTTGCAGCCAATCCAAGTAAAGGAACAGGAATTTAAGATTCCTCAATCAACTCCAGAAGCTCCTGCACAAGACCCAAAGCTTACTCAATGGTTAGACAATAACGATTGGTATGGCGGCGAAACTGCAGAAGAAGATGAGATGACTGGGCTTGCAATTACAATTCATAATCGCCTTGCGAGAGAATTTGGTGAAAAATATGTTGGAACTGATGAGTATTATTCAAAAATCAGTGATACAATTCGCAAAAGATTCCCCGATTATTTCGGAGCCGATGAAGAATCAGAAGTTAACGAAGCACCCGTCGTAGAGACAAAACCGGTTAAAACCCGAGCCAAACCCGCTGCAGCAGTCGTAGCTCCCGCTACACGCTCAGTTGCCCCCAAAAAAGTACAATTAACGCCTACTCAGGTACAGATTGCTAAGCGCTTAGGTGTGCCTCTAGAACTGTATGCCAAGAAGGTTGCCGAACAAATGAATGGAGATAGATAATGGTTAAGAAAGTTACTCGTGATGCAGAAGTACGTGATGCGGAAGCCCGCCCAGTAGAAATGTGGCAGCCTCCTCAATTACTACCAAGCCCAGATGAGCGCCCAGGTTGGGTACATCGTTGGGTAAGAACTTCAACAATGGGTGCATCTGACCCAATGAATGTCTCTTCTAAGCGTAGGGAAGGTTTTGAGCCTGTTAAGGCTGAGGATTATCCTGAACTTATGACCCACGCGTCCATTGATGGACAGTTTAAAGGTTCTATTGAAATTGGTGGTTTAGTTTTATGTCGTGCTCCAAAAGAGTTTATGGAACAAAGAGCTGCACATTACAGCAAATTGAACAGCTCTCAGATGGAGTCAGTAGACAATAACTTCATGTCCCAAAATGACCCACGTATGCCGATGTTTAAAGAACGGTCTACTAAAGTTACTTTTGGTAAGGGAAGTTAATTTTTAATTTAATTTAAGGAGCTTTTTATGAGCACAGTATCGGCCCCGTACGGGCTTAAACCAATCAGTTTGATTGGCGGTCAATCCTTTACTGGCGGAACAATCCGTGAGTATTTGTTGACCTCGAACAACAGCGCCGCAATTTATACCGGCGATTTAGTTCAGTTAGGAGCATCAGCCGCTGGACAACCTACCGTTGTTACTAGCACACCTACAACCAGCTCTGTTGGTCTAGTCGGTGTTTGTGTTGGTGTACGTTATCAATTATCTGGTCAACAGTTGGGCTATCCTTTATACGCTCAATATTTGCCAGCTGGCGCAGTAAACGCTGGTTACACCAACATATTTATTCGTGTTGTTGAAGACCCAGACCAGTTATATCAAGTTCAGTCTTTAGGCTCTATTGGCTATGGCTCTATTGGTAAAACAGCTGCTTTAGGCAACTTTACTGCTGGTACAAGTAGCTCGACTGGTAATACAACTACTGGTAACTCAGTTGTTGCTATGGCTTCTTCTGCTGCAAATACAAGCGCGTTGGCTGTTAAGATTGTTGACTTGGTTAACTCCAGCTCTACATTCGGCGGCAACTTCCCATCTAACCCTGGTGATGCGTACACTGATGTGATTGTCAAATTAAACTTTGGCGTTCATTCATACTACCAATCAGCCGGTACAACTAACTAATAAAGGAGCTATAACATGGCTATTTCACGTTCACAACTCCTAAAAGAGTTACTCCCGGGTCTAAACGCATTGTTCGGATTAGAATATGCACGTTACGGTGAAGAGCACAAAGAGCTCTACGAAACCGAATCTTCTGAGCGTTCATTCGAAGAAGAAACTAAGTTGTCAGGCTTCTCGGCTGCTCCAGTCAAGAACGAAGGCGGCGCAATTTCTTATGACAATGCGCAAGAAGCATGGACCACACGCTACTCACACGAAACCATCGCTTTAGGTTTCTCAATCACTGAAGAAGCGATTGAAGATAACTTGTATGACTCTTTGTCTGCTCGTTACACTAAAGCATTGGCTCGTGCTATGGCTTACACCAAGCAAGTTAAAGCTGCTTCTGTATTGAACAACGGTTTCTCCAGCTCTTATACTGGTGGCGACGGCGTTGCTTTATATAGCACAGCTCACCCATTGGTTTCTGGCGGTACAAACAGCAATACATTCGCAACCCAAACCGACTTGAATGAGACTTCTTTGGAAGCCGCTGTAATTCAAATCGCTGCTTGGACTGACGAGCGTGGTCTGTTGATTGCTGCTAAGCCTAAGAAATTAGTAGTTCCACCTGCATTGATGTTCGTTGCGACTCGTTTGCTCGAAACTAAATTGCGTGTTGGTACAACTAATAACGATATTAGCGCTATTAACAACAATGGTACAATCCCTGAAGGTTACTGTGTTAACCACTTCTTGACCGACACAAACGCATGGTTCTTGTTGACCGACGTTCCAAACGGTTTGAAGCACTTCGAGCGTACACCACTCCAGAATTCTATGGACGGTGACTTCGATACAGGTAACGTACGTTACAAATCCCGTGAGCGTTACAGCTTCGGCTGGTCTGACCCATTGGGAACATTTGGTTCTTCTGGTTCGTTCTAATCTGAACTTACCTAATAAAAAACCCAGCTCACGAGGCTGGGTTTTTTTCATCATGGTGATGGATTCTATGGCAGTTAGCGCATAGTACTACGCACTTTTTTATTTCTTCGTAGGCTCTTTTAAACCGCCCATCGCTTATTAAACGATTGACGTTGTGCTCTTTTAGACTTGGGTCTTCGTGGTGAAAATCTAAAGCTGCATGGTGGTTAAAACCGCATTTTGTACATTTAAGTGTACGTTTATATACATCCCATTCTTTTTTTAACTCACGCCGTCTGATGTTTATTTCTTCTCGTCTTTTAGCATAATTTGCTAAGTAGTGATTACGGCTGTACTCCTTGTGCTTGGCGGCTCTTACGCTCTTGTCTTTGTATGGCATCCTGATTGACCTTATATTTCCAATAAATTGCATTACGGAAGGACCACTTGTTAGCAGGAGTATATATCTTAAAACCAGCATTGATTAAAGAGTTGGCAGACGCAGGGTTATTTGTTGTATCTGTGATACACCAGTTCCAACCTAATCGTTTTGCTTGGGCTAACCTAGCTTTGATTAAGCGTAGCTGTAAGCCGTTACCAGTAAAGCCACCAAGTACACCAGCCCTACATAAGTAACCTGTATCTGTCCATTTTATCGAGCGTACCAGACCCGCAAAAGCGACTGGCTTCCCATCTTCTGTATAGGCTATCCACCAATGCCCCCATGTTGGTTCGTAAGGTTGGTCCGCTGGCAATATCTGCTTCTGAAGATAAAGCAACAGATTCTGAATTGCTGGGTTTCTGATATCGACTTTTTTTATTGTGAATTGCATTGCCCATTCTCCGCCCAATTAATTGCCTAGATGCACTCATTTTACCTAAAAATAGTGTTGCAAATATTAAAAAAGATGTATACTACGGCTATCTGGGTAATTTACCGTACTTGACTGCCCCAGCAGACGATGCAACGATTTGTACGGTTAACTTTTGCATAGGAAATATATCATGGCACGTTCCACCTTTGAAGGCCCAATTTTAGCTGGCGACAACCGTTTTGGCGCATTACGTAACACAGGCTCAGCCCGTTTATCACAAAATTCTTTTGTAGACTATTCTGTAACTACAGGAAATGGTACTCCAGGATATCCTGGCGCAGCTAGTCAATTCGTTAACTCCAATCAATTATCTTCTGATGCCAACGTAAACGCTACTGTTTATACACCATCTTCTTCTACATACCCATCTGTAGCTGCTTCTATACCTGCTGATAGCGGAACAAATATTTATCGTGGTGCTGTAATGTATATTCCAGCTAACTCACAAATTGAGTCAATCGTAGTTGACTATTTGACAGCTATTACTGTTGGTAATGCTAGTTTAAGCGCTGTTAATATCTATGCTTCTAACGGCTACACAGCAGCTGCAGGCACACCAACTTACGCTACTATTACTTTAGGTACAACAACTGTTGGTACTGCAGGTCGTCAAACAACTACTTATTCCGCAACTAACTTGTTGAATATGGCTGCTACATCAACTGATATTTTACCAGGCGGCGGTGTTAACCCAATGTCACAAGTTGTGTTCACATTATCTATTGTTGGTACTACGCTTACTACTTTAACTGCCGGTAAATTTAATATTACCCTCAATTACATACAAGCTGACGGCTCGTTAGGTACTAAGACTGTATACCCATATGGTAATGCTGACTAATTAATCCCGGGGGTCTACGGACCCCTTTTTAAAATTTAGGAGATTAATTATGACAATGCAATATGATGTAAAAGGCTCGCATTTTAGTGGCTCTGGTTTAGCTGTTTCTGGACGCACACGCCTTAAAAACTTGATTTATCTTGGTACTGGTACTGCTGGTAGCATTGATGTTTTTGATACAACAACTGCCCCTGTTTCGGCTACTTATGCTCGTTCTGGCTATACAGTAACGGTTACAAAAACAGCGCACGGATTAACTACCGGGCAAAATATCGGTATAACTTATGCTGCTGCTTCTGGCGTAGCTGCTGTAGCTGGCAATTATGTCATTACTGTTTTAACTGCGGATACTTTTAGTATTACAGACCTTAATACTGGAACTATTGCTGGCGGCACAGCTTGTGTATATTCAACTGGTAAATTTTTAACTAGCTACAATACAGGTACAGCCGTTCAGCCTTTCCAAGCTATTTTTTCTGGTGAAGGTATTTTGGCTCAAAACGGCATATATGTTGTTGTTACAAACATCAGCTTCCAGACAATTCAATATGGCTAAGAAAAAAGGCGTTTCGCTTGCAGTTGGTCGTGGTGAGAAGTTGCCTGTGGCTAAGGGCGCTGGGCTTACCGCCAAAGGTCGTGCTAAATATAATGCGGCTACTGGCTCTAATCTAAAGGCTCCGCAACCTGAAGGCGGGCCACGTAAGAAGTCTTTTTGTGCTCGTATGTCTGGTATGCCAGGCCCAATGAAAGATGAAAACGGCAAACCAACTCGTAAAGCGGCTAGTTTAAAACGATGGAAGTGTTAAAATGAGCGACATTAACCCAATTGAAACAGCTAGAGAATTAGCAACACACGCTAACGATATTCAACACTTGCAGGCTGATATGGATAAACTTGTACAAGACATGGAAGAAGTTAAAAAATCCTTAGCTACAATTCAGCAAATGCTTGGTGAGCAAAGTGCTAGCAAAAAGACTTTGCATGGTGTTTTAACTGTATGCGCTGGTTTAGCTGGTGGTATTATTGTTTGGATACTTGATAGGTGGATTAAATAATGCCTAGCGTATCTAAAAAGCAACACAACTTTATGGAAATGGTTGCCAATAACCCAAAGATGGCTAAGAAAGTTGGTGTCCCACAATCTGTTGGTAAGGACTTTGCTAAAGCAGATAAGGGTAAAAAGTTTGGTACTGGCGGAGATGTTAAGTATACTTTTGGCGGTAAGAACCAAGTTAATAAACAGCGTACTCGTGGTGGGTCTACTTTTGGATATCAAAAAGAAGTTCCCGATGTAAATAATAACAAGTATGCGGGTTTAAAAATTGGCGGTTCAGTACGTACAGACCTACAAAAAGCCAACGTAAAAAAGACCGACCACGGAAATGCGGCGTTATTTAAAAAAGGTGGAATTATGAAAAGCGATATGAAAGAAGATATGGCGGCGGATAAGAAGCAAGATGTTGCTATGATTAAGAAAGCTTTTAAAGAGCATGATGCTCAAGAACATAAAGGTGGTAAGGGTACTAAACTAACTCTTAAAAAAGGCGGCGCTATTAAAGAAGCTCGTTTAGAACCTGCTAGAATGGAAGCTGTAAAAACTAGTCCAAGCCGCGATGGTGTAGCTCAGCGAGGTCGTACTAAAGGTCGTGTTTGTTAATTAAGGAGAAGTAAAATGGCAACAGAAAAAATGGGCCCAAAATCAATGAGCCAAGACGTAGAAAAATTTCCGCAATTTGAATCTCATGATGCAGCAATGAAAAAACATGCTGGTGCGCACAAGCCACAGCACGAAATGATTGCTGAGCATAAAGCCAGTCATGATGCACACCATGAAGCAGTTGCTAAGATGTGTGGCGGCGGTATGGCTAAAGCTAAGAAGAAATAATCATGCCATTTACAGAGACTGGCAAAGAAAAAGCCAAGCGTGAAGCCTATATGAAGGCTAATAAGGAGCGTGGTGTTCGTCAAGAACAAGAGCGTGACTATAAAATGTTTGGCACTACTGAACAAAATATTCCTAAAGTAGATACTATGGGTAATGTAACTGGAATGAAAAAAGGCGGAAAAGTTATGAGCAAAAAAGCAAAACGCTACGATGAAGGTGGCGATGTTGAGACAGGTACTACACAAGGTCAAAACGCACGTATTGATGACGACGTTCGTGCTAAAGCGTTGGAGTATGCTAACTCTCGTATTGAAGATGAGCCGATGATTGATATGCGTCCAGCTCCAAAAGCAAAACCTAAGTCCGCTTCGTTTAAAGAAAAAGCTAAGTCTACTGGGTTTACTTCTGCTGAAACAGGTGGTGGTGCAGCTCTTATGACTCGCAAAGATAGCAGCGGCTCTAAACCTGCTCCTAAAGCAAGCCCTTCTAAAAAGAAAGATACTTCGAGCATTGACTATTCAGTCGGTAATGCAATGAAAAAAGGCGGCTCAGTTAAGAAGGTTGCTGGTAAGTTAGCTACTCGTGGGTACGGTAAAGCGCGATGAAATCTTCTAGAGGCATGGGCGCAGTTAGCCCATCTAAGCTTCCTAAAGGTTCTGAATCTGCTGTCCTTGCTAAAGGTGGCAAAGTTAATGCTGCCGGTAACTATACAAAACCAAGTCTTCGCAAGAAGATTGTTTCTCAAGTTAAAGCTGCTGCTACTCAGGGAACTGGGGCGGGTAAATGGTCAGCCCGTAAAGCACAGCTAGTAGCAAAGAAGTACAAGGCTGCAGGTGGTGGATATAAATGAGTGGGTTGGCAAAATCGCAACAGTCTTTAAAGGCTTGGGGTGAGCAGAAATGGACAACCAAATCTGGTAAAAAATCATCTGAAACAGGAGAGCGGTATTTGCCAAAGAAAGCTATTGACGCATTAAGCCCACAAGAGTATGCTGCAACAACACGCGCTAAACGGGCAGGAAAAGCAAAAGGTAAGCAGTTTGTAGCACAGCCTAAAGCAATTAAAGAAAAAGTCAAACCATATAGAAAAGTAAAATAATGACAACATCTGGTACCGCAACGTTTAACCTAGACTTATCTGAGATAG